GTGTATTACCTATACTAAAAAAACGCCCACCTTTGCTTAAATTACACTTTTGACATAATACTTGTAAATTCTGGTCATTATCAGTCCCACCCAGCCGACGTGGGATTATATGATCCACGTGCAGCTTTCCGTTATCTTGTCCGCATTGTTGACAACAGTATGAATCCCGCTTAAGTATCCTTTGCCTAATTTTCGCCCATTGACTTGAAGTTCCGTTATCGACAGCGCTACTCATTAGTGCCACCCCTTTTCTTTGAAGTGTTTGTATGCTAGGCAATAGTCACCAGAGTAACGCGCCTTGATGTATCTGATACCCCAGTCAATTTGAGTAAATCCATCTAAGTTCTTTAGCTTCTCATTACGCAGCTGTGGTATTCCATAGTGCGATCCGTTCTTAGCTCTACTATCGAACTTAGACTCCGCCATGTATAACGCGTAAGCGCATTGGTAATGCTTATCCTTAATGACTCGACTATGTAGATACAACTTAAATCTATCTTTAGATGATTGTGAATCAGCCCATGTTGGACTCGGTATAGCTACCGCTAAACATAGTACGCCCGATAGTAGGACTCGCCGCGAGCTAGCCCGTCGTCGGGCTCTCGTCGAGAGAGTGGATCGTACCGAGCCAGTCAAGCGATGTCCATATCTACGCATGATCTTGGGCGATTCCCACAGGGTGTGGATAACTTTCTGTAACTGTGGATAACTATTCATCGCACTCATGGGCTTCGTCATAGTTAAACGAACAGTAATAGCAGCCCATTTCCTCGCCGCATTTGCGACATCTATATTTGAACATAATCTCATTACAGCACATCGCAAGAAACGTGCTCGAGCCGATCCAGTAATGCTTATTATCGAACGGCATTAGTCCTCATCTCTTATAGCGGCGACAATTCGTTCGACTAAAGCGCCCTCGGCTAAGTTGTCGCATTGTTTACAGACGTGCAGCGGCATGAACTTGAACTCAATGTCTTTAGCAATATATTCTCTTAAATCCTTAAGTATCGTTTTCATCTCTGGATTGCTCATTTCTTATCCTTTCCCCAGCCAGTACCGCGAAAGATAACGGCTGGCGCTGAGAACACTCGGTTCATCGGGTAGCTGCAACATAGGGGCGATAGATCGCTGTTGCTCGGTATTGAGTGGCTCATCTCAAGCTCGCCACCGCATTGGTCGCACCTGTAAAGGTAACTAGGCATTGACTACCTCGCCGCCTACTGAAAGGTATGTAAAATCGCAATTTTGGCACACGATTTGGGCGATGGGTACGACGCCCGTTAGCACCATAACCTTGATGTCTGGCGCTGTTTCGCAGCCGCACTTAATGTTAAGCTGAGGCATTAACACTCCCGACTAAACATACTCCGAGAGTGCCGCATACTGTGCACTCAAGCGTCTTAACGCCTGGCGGAAGTAAATCGGTCACAATTCGTTCAACCTGTAACGTTTCGCGCTTACAGCGCCTACACTCAAATTGCAATTTGTCCATAATTAGACTCCTTTAGATTCTCCATTGAATTTAAATTACTTTGACTAATCCACCAGGACTCAAGTTTGTCATGTTTGAAGCGACTGGTTTTAGCAGCTTTAATCGGAATCCAGCCCTTGATGTAATAAGTAGGACTTTCACCCACAACTAGAACGGCTAAGTCCTCGACTCGATCTCGTGGCCTTAAAATGAGATGACCATCGAGCCAAGTTGTGTGCTTAATTTCGATCCTATTACCAAGATCGGCTCTTTCCTTAAATTTGTTAATTTCAAGTTTAAAATCCTTGATCTCAAAATACTTAGCAGCTGCTATTTCAGCTCCTAACGCCTCAGCTGTTCGTTTAATTGCGTCATGTATATTCCCGCGCATTTCAGGATTCTGAAAATAATAATTATCCACGCCTTTAGACTCGCAAAGAAACGCCGCAGCTGCCGCCGCGATTTCCTCATCTCGAGTTAGCGTTATTTTCGTCATTCCCACGTTGCACACGTCCGAACATTGTCTGGGCAAACCCAGCCTTTATAAGGCTTACCAGTTTTCCCGACTCCCTCTTTTCGAATCATTACGCCATGAGCGCATGATCGACCAGTAAGTATTCCGCCTATTTCGGCGACAGCTTGAGTCATGTCCCAGGGATCATAAGAGCCATTAGGTAGCACGACGTTATTATTTTTATCTAGGACTGTTGGAGCTGTAACGACTGGACGTTCGACGCGCTTCATTTCCTCGAACGATGGTCGATTCTGATTTTCGCTAAACTTACTTAAGCCGCCAGTATGTAAAGCTCTACCGATTGCCGAAGTCGATCCGTTTTCAAGGGGAAACCGATTAGCGCTCGATCTAATTTCCTCGGCGAAATCTGTCGCGAAAGGTAATAAGTCTGTGATCTCTTTGTAGATGTCGGTCTGGACTATGTACCGAGTGCCGTCCTGGAATATGATCTTTACGTCAATTCGACCATTAGTATATTTGACCCAGAATTTTTCTATGCGTTCGGCTACAGATTCATAGCCCTCTAGTGGGATAGCCATTACAAGCTCCGAACGTAATCTGTAGCTGCTCTCATACCAGCTGCTCGACCTCGGTTAAAGCCGTCTTTAACGCCCTCTTTGTAGCCTATTGACCAGCCGACTAGAAACCACGCAACACTACACGCAATAACTACCAGCGCTAATTCCAATATAGTAAACATGTTAGCTCCCGATTCTGGGAACGACTTATTCGCTCCCTAGTTATAGGGTGAACTAAATGTCTGACAATTTCAAGCCTTACGCTTATTTAGCGGCGTGTCGAATTGCTAATTATCAAGCTATAAATTTCGTCAACGCGCTTTTCCAGCCGCGAAATCTGATCCTTGACGCTTGCTCCAGAATTAGGCTTAAGCTCGCTTAGGTAGTATTTAACTAGGTGTCGAATAACCCCTGTAAATGCCACTAAGAGCGTGACCATAGCCACGCCCATAGCAGCCCAGTCGTTAGCGTTCACTTAGCCTTAGCCCCGAACGTAACGTCATTAGGATTCAGGTAACGCATTAGTAGCGGAACGACGCCAGCCAGAAACCCATAAGCCAATTTCTTGGGATCGGTTTCGCCTGTCATGTAAACGGCTAACGCTCCCGCGAGCGCTGATCGTCCATAACTAGCAGCCATAGCCTTTAGCTCTTTCATTACTTTTCTCCTATCCCTAGCGCCTTGATTAGCTCTAGGACTTTTTTTGGACTTACGTTGACCTCGAAATGTTGCTCATCGGCTCTATTCTTATAATCCCCACCCCAGAAAAGCCCATATTTCTTAGCGAGTGCGCGAATCATTGGAACCTTTTCTATTGGAAACGTTCCGATCTTTCCGAGTGGGTGCTTGGTTGCGTTAAGGTCGATCGCCGTTCCGCTTGAGTGATTGCTTAAACGATCAGTCGATCCTCGTACCATACGAAAGCAATAGCCCCAGTCGTCGAGTTGTCCGCCATCTAGCGGCTCGATTAGCTCGTTAAACTCTTTACAGAATCCGACGATTAAGGGTGCAACAGCTTCGGCGCAGCGAATCTTTAATTGAGTCCCTGGTATTGCGTAGGACTTAATTCCGATTTCGGCTTGATCCTTTGAAGCCGTCCAGCCGTTATAGCTTGTTAAAGTCATGACAGTAATAGCGCGGCTTCCTCGGCTGTGATACCGAGTTTAGTTAATAAAGCCGCTTTTGCGGTTTCCTGAGCTTTAACTTGATTAGCCATGAATTTGTCAGCTTTAGCAAATCCATCTAAAAATTCTTTTTCCGTAATTGGATCGCACTCGATAAACTGGATACCAGAAAATTCGTCGCCTGAGATTACCCAGCCGCCGTTAGGGATTAGCATATTTAAAACGTCTGAACCTGTTGCCATTTACGCACCTATTTCTATAAGAGTAATGCTTGATTGGTTTGTTTGTCCGCCAGCGCGATTTATAACTACGCGGCTACTATTTGCCTGTGAAGCAAATTGGACTTTGTAAGTTGTTGCCGAAGTTGTAGCTGGTGAATCAAGATAGTTGATTGAAACCGTACCAATATCGTTGCCAGTTGTAGCACCATTTAGAGCAATGTTTGAAAGTGTTGCAATAGTTGTGGCAGTTCTAATTAACTTAAACTCGCCGTTTGTATTGCTTGTATCTTTATAGAAAGGCATAGTCACGAAAGCAAGAATTTTGCTTGTTGCGCTTGTTGGAGTAATTGTTGCGGTTAAACCTGTATCGGCGAAAGTTGAACTTGCCGTCGAAGTTTCAGTTCCGTAAATAACATTAACTACTTGTAAGACTTTTCCGTTATCCGAACCCCACGATGGAACGCCCGCAGCCACTTTTAGAACTTGACCAGTTGATCCAATTCCTAAACGTGTTACAGCGCCCGATCCTGTTGCGTAAATAATGTCGCCCGCTGTTGTAACTGTTGATTTAGGTACGGCGGCAGCTGCTAGATCGTAAGCTGATTTTGTAGCTGTTGGAGTTGAAGCTAGAACGCTTGAAGTCGTTGAAGTCGAATCGCTGAGCTGTACCGCGCCGACGACGCTTGTCGTAGCAGCGTTAATTCCAATAGTTACAGCGCCAGAGCTGCCGCCACCTGTAATCGGGCTGGTTACGTTAACGGCTGTAATGTCGCCCACGTCATTAGTTATCCATGTGAAGTCTAAATCGGTGTTCGATGTCTTAGACAGAATTTGACCAGTCGTGCCGCCTAATAGGTCGGCAAAATCGGTATCGACCGCCTGACCGAATACCTCAAAATCAGCTGGTAAGTCGGTAACTAAGTCCGTCGGCGTTGGCATTTGCCAGCCGAAATTGCTCGTTGGATTTGTCATATTTTCTCCTTATGCCACGACCAGCGCGGTTTCCCACGTTAGTACCCCAGATATAGTATTCCACGATTCCGCGATGGAAACGTCTTGCCACTTCATAGCTTGTAAAGAATAACTAATCGGTGAAAGATTTAGCGTTACAGATATTTCATTATAGGCAGCCTTAAACGTCCAGCCCTCGACGAATCCTAGAAACGTTCCCGACGCCATGTTTGGCGGTAAGTCGCTAATTCGCAGCGGTAAGCCCATGAATACGTTAATAAGCGAATTGCGATCCGCGTCGTCTAGCTCTGGATTTGTAAGCTGGTAAGTGATCGACGTGAAGTTCGCTTGCGGCGTAGCTCTTAAGGTCAGGTAAAAATCGGCTTGATCTTGCGCGTCCACCGCGTGTTTAACTGTCGTAGTTATGACCTGAGCTAAACGTCCGTAAATGTCGATTGAGTTGATGTCCTCGGCGCTTACTTCATTGTTTGAGTTAGTGTTGTATTTTAAAGTAATGTCATTTCGGACGTCGCCCGCTCGAGTTTGAATTTTTAGCCCGTTAAATATCGCCTGGTTAGCTGTTACGTCTGTATAGCCATTAGTAGCTAAATAGATTGAGCGGTGAGTCGAATCGGCATAGCTGATAAGCCCAGTCGCCGATTCGTATATATAACCCAAACCGCTTGTCGCGAGCGCTGAAACGAGCGAATAAATATCTGTCCGATCGGCTGATCGTTGCGCTAGCTCATAATTTCCTGGTCGATCTATCTCACCTAATCCTACGTTCTGAGCATTAGCCCACGTTTCTGTTGGATCGTAGTTTTGCCATTGTAAAGCTGCTGGAACTTCGCCCCAGTTATTTAATAATAAATCTTGGAGAATATGGTAAATCTGATCGCCGTCAAAGTCATGAACTAACGTTCCATCGGTAAGCGCTTTAGGCAAGCGGCTCAGCGCTCCGAGCGCTGTAATGTTTAGGGTTTGATTTATTGCAACGTTACCAGCTGTCGAAACTTCAATTCCGAAATCGACGACAGTTCCGCCAAATATGGGAACGTAAGTCGCGGTCGAATCTTGCAGCTCGATTGAAACTGAATCGTTTATGTTTATGTTGACGATTGCCTGATTAAGGTTAATTAGCTGTAAATTACAGTAGCCCGCTTGCGCTTGTTGGTAGATGTTGTCGCGACCGCTGGCGATAGTTAGATTGGCTAGAACGTAAGTCGTATATTCCACGCCCTGAATCTTTACGCGCCAAACTGGATTGAAAATGGTCATGTTACTAACGCCCTAGCGCCATTGGTTCCGCGGTAGAAACTATTATTTAGTGTGTCAACGATTGTCCGAGCTGTGCCCTCTTGGTCGATCGCGCCTGAAACGTTCACGTTAATAGTCGTAGGCGGTGTAAATCCTGCCTCAGCTTGACGAATAGCGAACATACGTTCTCCGACACTTGTCCCGACTGGTACGACTGGCGGGATGAACCCCGATTCCATCTGGCGAATTGCAAACATGGCTTCTCCGATGTTGCCTGTCGTTCCACCGAGTCCAGCCTTGAGTTCGTCTTTAACTACGGCACTCGCCGTTGCAGCGCTTGCCGCTGCCGCTGTCTTAGTAATTTCGGCGGTTTCTTTAGCCACTTGTGTAGCTACACCGCCTACCTCTTTAGCGATTTCATCTTTCACAGCTTTAGCGGTTGCGGGTGTAACTGTTGCAGCTTTAGCGCCTTTACTTAAAATAATGGCTGGAATTTCGCCTATATCTTTACCGCCAAATAAATTGTTTACGGCGTTATACGCTTTAATAAGTAAATTAACCGCACCGATGGCTAAGTTAATTCCAGAGATAACCGCCGAAATAGCCAGGCTCACGCCGTCGATAATTAGTCCCACGCCCTTGAAAGCTAGTCCTAAAGTGTTACCAATGATAGGCGCTAGGATTTTGGCAGCTCCACCAATTACGCCAATTACCGCGCCTAAAAATGTAAACACAGCGTTATTGTCCTCGATGAATTTTGTCAGCTTCTTAAATACAGTATTAAGTGCCTCAATGACTGGAGTTAACACAGCCTTAAAGATTGGGACTAAGTAGTCCTGAATAAATCCCCATAGCGCCTTAAGAGCTGGAATCCAGACGTCGTTAATAAATGCGCCGACTGAAATAAATAATGGCAATAAGTTAACAGATATGTAATCCCATAAGTCTGTTAATACTGGAATAATTGAATCGGTTAAAAATGATCCAAGTGACTTGAAAATTGGCTGTAACTTTTCTCCAATTTGTGACGAAAGAGCGGTTACGGCTGGAATTACCTTATCGACGAATTTAGATACTAACGGCGTCAATGCGTCGAGTACGAACGATCCCACGTTTTCTTTAGCTTCGTTGAACGCCAGTTTTAATCTATCGACTTTACCCGCGAACGTTTCCGCTTTGTCTGTAGCCTGTCCACCAAAAGTTTCCGCAAGTTTGGCGGTGATTTCCTGAAAGCTCATGGACTTAAGATCAGCTGCCGAAATTCCAATTCCTAGTTTTCCAAGCGCCCCTGTATTACCCTCGACCGCTTTACCTAACGCGTTAGATACGGCTTCGAGTGACTTACCTGTGCCCGCTGAGATGTCGAACGCTAGGCTAGCTAGTTTCTGGGCTTCTCCGACGTCGCCAGTCGCTCGGGTTAATCTTTCTAGCGCTGGACGTAATTTGTCGTCTGTAATGCCTAGCGATAGCCCCTGAGCGGTAATCCATGACTCAGTTGCCGCGATCTGTGCGTCGGTTGCCCCTGTAACGTTTTTTAAAGTGGTTGCAAGTTTTGCCTGAGCTGCCTCATCCTCGATCGCCGATTTAACGCCATCGACTAGCAATACTCCAGCATAGGCAAGTGCAGCTGCTCCAGCAGCGGCGAACGCTAATCCCGCTTT